CGGTGGACCGTGGGGGGGTAGGGTGCAGCGCCGGTGGCCAAAGAAACGAACATGACCGCGGTCACGCGCTCGCGCTCGCCGCGTCGCGCTCGCGTTGCATGGTCATGCATCGACGTTGCATGGTCAGCTGCGCCAACATTGATGCAACATTGATGACGCATTAGTGGCCAGATTAATACAGGTCAGGGTCAGCAGCGAGCACCCCGTGCCGTGCCCGCTTGGCCTGCGCCTTGGTCTGCGCAGCGATGATGGCGCGCCGCCTGTTCATCTCGGCGGTGATGGCCTGGCCGTCGCGGCTGTTGCACGGCATGCATGCCGGCAGCACCTCGCAGCAGCCACTGCCCTCGACGTGGTGGTGCAGCGCCAGCGCCGGCACGTGGTCACGGCAGGTGGCCGGCCTGCCGCAGCCGTGCCAGCACAGCCGGCCAGCCACCACCGTGTTGCGGTAGGCCGAGCTGCTGCGGCCAGGGGTGCGGCCCCTAGTCACGGGCCACCCCCTCGATGATGCCCCCACCCCCATCGCTCGGGGTGCCACCCCCTCGGTCAGCACCCCCACCCCCGTGCTCGACAGGTGCCACCGGCAACGGCGCACCGGGCACACCACGCCGGTGCGCGACACCCCCACCCCCGTGCTGCAGGTCAGCCTGCGCACGGCGTGCCACGGTGGCCACGTGGTCCCAGCACGCGCCGTAGTGGGCAAGCGTGCCCCCGTAGTCGAGCGTGAGTGCGACGTCAGGGCGGGCACCGCATGCGATGCACCAGACAGCAGCGTCAACGGTCATGGTCAGCCTCCTCGATAGGTGGGGTCGGTGGGCCAGGGCAGGCCAGGCGCAGGCTCGGGCCGAGGCGCACGTGGGATAGCGGGCGGGCGGCGGTCGGTGGCCACGCCCTCGCGGTCCGCGTCGCTGATGCGGCGGCGCCCTCGGCATCGCTCGTCCAGGCACGCCGGCCACGGTGCGGGCTTGCCGCCCTGCGGGCCAGACTGCCCGAGCGTGGCGCCCGAGGTGGTGCGCACCGCGAGCATTGAGGGCTCGGCGCAGGTGTCGCACACGGCCAGCGCGTGGCCGGTGTAGCGCCCGAGCGCGACGTGCAGCAGCCACGGCGTAGCCCCGATCAGGTCACCGATCAGCTGAGGTGGTGGTGCCGGCGTGAGCACGAGCACGGGCCTGCTGGCGCGGTGGTCGAGGTCGATGCTGACACCGAGCTGGCGCAGCTGGTCGAGCAGCTGCCCGATGCGGACATGCGGACCGTCCGCAATGCCCTGCCGTGTCTCAGCGTCAGCGGTCACGCGTCACCCCTGATAAGTAAGTGCCTGGTACTGCCACGTACGCGAGGCAGGTGCGGGCACGCGGACACATGGGCGCATTGCGGACGTCCGCAATGCCCGCATTGCTCAGGCCCGTGACCACAGCGCCCGCTTGGCTTGACCGCCCACGCCCTCGGCGCGCTCCTCGACCAGGCCGGCAGCGACGGCCTCAGCGAGCGCCGTATCCCACAGCCGGCGCCTGGTCGAGCGCACGCGGTTGCGCAGCTCGCTGATGCCCACGCCTGGCCGCTCGCGCACGTCCTCGACCAGCGCGCTGGTCATGGCCAGCACCTCGCGCCGCTCGGCCAGCTCGGCCAGCGCCTTGGCCTGGTCGACGGCCTGGGCGGTCTGCGCCCGTGCTCGGGCCTGGCCGGCCTTGGCGCCCTCGGCCTCGATGGCGTCGAGCAGCTGGCGGCGCGTGGCCACGCTCACGTCGAGCACGTCGGCGGCCAGCATCAGGTCGGTGCCCGTGATGGTCCAGCGGCCGTCGAGCACGGCCAGCAGCGCCGCCACCTGATGCGTGAGGTACACGCGGTGAGCGTCCAGGCCATCGCCCGAGGGGTGGCGCAGGGCGGCTGTCAGCCAGCTGGCCACGGCCCTGCTGTCGGTGAACGCCTGGCGGCCGTCGAGCGCCGGCAGACGCCAGCCCAGCGGCGGCAGCTCGGCGTGGCCCTTGACCTCGCCCGGCGTGGTGTCGTCGTCCTCGACCAGCGCCGGCAGCTCGGGCGCCTCGGCCTCGATGTCGGGCAGCACGGGCGCGAACAGCAACCGCTCAGGCAGTCCACCACCGAGGTCATCGAACAGCGGCGCCGCCTTGGCCGGCGCGATGCCCAGCACGCCCGTGAGGCGGTAGCTGTGCGGCGCCAGGGCCAGGTTGCGGTCGTCGCTGGCGTAGCCGCCCCCGATGCCCTCACCGCTCACGGCGCCTTTCAGGTGGGCGAGCATGCCGTCACCGTGGGCGCTGCGCCCGTTGGTGGCCGCGGCGTAGGCCGCCACCTCGTCGGTGCGCACGATGACCGGCCTGGCGTGGCGCACGAGCGGCTGATGCTTGGCGGTCTCAGGGTCGGCGTTGCGCTCGTAGAACGCCCGCACGAGGCCCTGCGGTGTGCCCAGGGCGATGGGGCGCACGTTGGGCGGTGGTGGTACGAGCTGCAGCGCACGGTCGAGCGTGGTGCCCTTGCCGGCGCCAGGTGGGCCGACCACGCACGCCAGCGGGTTGACCTGGCCGTAGCGCTTGCCCGGCAAGCGCACCACGGGCGGCACGTGCAGGGCGACGGCCGCCAGCACGCCCAGCATCAGCGCCTCGGCGCTCACGCCCACGAGGTCGGCGCAGCGGCGCACGACGTGATGCGCCTCGCGCTGCCAGAATCGCTCAGGCAGGCGTGGCCCGTGCGACAGCCCGATGCGAGGGGGCACCGAGCTGTCGCTGGGCGCGGGCAGCGCGACGCGGAACCCTACGTTTTCGATGAACAGCGCGTCGATGCGCTCGGTGGGCGCGGCCTGCGCCTTGGCCACGGCGTGGCGCAGCATGTCCGGCCATTCGGTCGAGGTGGGGCGCCGGCTGCCCGCCCCCGTGAACGATTCCAGCCACAGCACGTGCAGCGCATTGATCGCTCGGCCGGCGTCGAGCATGGCCGCCCTTGCGCATTCCATGGCCCATATGAGCGCGTGCGTCATGGTGTCATGGCGGCTGAATCCGTCACGTACTTTCAGCGCGTAGTAGTTCGTGATGACGCCCAGGTAGTGACCGGCCAGCTCCTCGACGTGGGCCGCCAGGTAGGCCTCGACCTCGGCCGGCGCCGCGGGCCTGACGGGCGCCTGGCCCTCGCCCTCGACGGCCAGGGCGCCGACCCACGCCCATGGCAGCTCGGGCAGCTCGGCCACCTCGGGCACGCCCTCGTAGGGCTCGCCGGCCTGCACGTCCCACCAGCCATAGCGGCGCCCATCGGGGTGCAGCGAGGGCCACACCACGGCGTAACGGTGGTGGCGCTGTATGACCTCGATGCCCGGCAGGTTGGCCACGAACCTGGCGCCCCACGGCACGCGGTAGAACCTGATGCCGCTGCCGTCGTCGCGGCCATTGTGGCTGACGTAGCTGGGCGGCAGCTTGCCGAGCTTGGCCGTCAGCGCCCGCATGGTGTCCAGGCCCCCGCGGTACGCGTCGACGTCCAGGCCGATGACATCGGGCGGCATGCGCAGGCCGATGTTGCCGGCCGGCCAGCCATGCACCTCGATGTCGGCCGGCGTCAGGTCGGTGCCGGCGTCGCCCGTGAGGCCATCGGGCGGCGGGGCCTTGCGGCCGGCCGGCAGCGGCAGCACGGGCCAGCCGGCGCCCAGGTACGTCAGGGCCACGTCGGTGTCGGTGTCAGCTGCCATCACGCGGGTGCCCCCTCAGCTCGTGCATCAGGCGGGCGTGGCTGTGCCGCGCCTCACGGTCGGCCAGGCCGCGCTCGCGGCCGGCGCGCCACAGCTCGTGCACGACGTCGACCAGCACGGCGCCGGCCAGCAGTACGAGCACGAGCTGCAGCACGGGGCGGCCCTAGCCCTGGTCGCTGAACAGGTCAGCCACCGGCATGCTCGTGGCCATCACGGGCGCCACGGGCGCGGCCGGCGTCGGGCTGAACGATGGCGCCGCAGCGGGCGGCTGCCCGGCGCGGTAGGCGGCGGTGAACAGCTTGGGCGCATTCTTGCCGCCCTTGGCCTCACCGAGGCCCGTGAACGCCACCACCAGCTCGTCGCCCAGGCGCAGGCCCTGGCCGTTGGCGGCCTTGACCGCCTCACCGATGGCCACCAGCATGGCCTTGCCGTCGCCCTGCACCGGGGTGAACGCGCCGCCCTTGGCGTACAGGTTCACCACGTCACCGTTGGCCTGCTCGATGCTGATGACCCACTGCATGCGTGGGCTGCCGTCGTTCCAGCTCAGCGGCTGGCCCTCGGTGTTGGTCTGCTGGCGCTGTTCCATGGCCACGATGCGGCCCTGGTATCGGTCCCCGATGACGTTCCAGGCGGCGGCCTTGCCGCCCTGCAGGTCGCTCAATGGGATGCTGTCAGGCATGGTGGTGCTCCTCGGTGGTGATGGTGGTGGTGGTGGTGATGCGTGGGGCGTGCGCCCCGCGCTCTTGCTGCCGGCGCTCATAGGCGCGGCGTTGGTGAACGGTCTCGCACGTGCGGCACACGCGGTGCGGCGCGCCGTTGCGCCATCGCACGCGGGTGTTGGCCTCGGTGTAGGGGTGGCCCTGGCTGCACGCGGTGCGGGCGCTGAAACGGTCACGGCCCTTGGCGCGCATGTCCTGCGCGTTCTCGGCGTTGGTGCCTAGCCACAGGTGCCGCACGTTCACGCATGGCGGGTTGTCGCACGCGTGGCAGACCTGCAGGCCGGCCGGCACCTCGCCGTGCGCCTCGACCCACGCGACGCGGTGCGCCTTGCGCATGCGCCCACGCCACCACCGCATGCCGTAGCCCTTGGCGTTGCAGCACCCCTGCCACTCCTCGCACGGGTCGAGCAGCGCCCACAGCTCGGCCTGCACCTTGCCCACGCTCACGGCGCGGCCTCGACCGTGCTGCCCGGAAAGGTGCCGAGCAGACGCTGCAGCCATTCGGCCTCGGGCACGCGGTCGGTGCCCGGCCTCGACGGCCCGAATGGAAAGCTGAACCGCGCCTCGATGTCATCGCACAGCGCCTCAATGGCGGCCAGCTCCTCGGCCGTGTGCGCCGTCGAGCTGCGCAGCGAGGGCACCCCGAGGGCGGCCCAGCGATGCGCCAGGCTCTCGCGGGCCGTTGCATGCGCGCCGATGGTGTCGATGCGCTGCTGCAGCCACGCCCGCAGCTCGGCGGTGGTGGGCAGCGCCTCCTCGCCCTCGCACGCCGGGCACGCCTCGGGCGTGCCGTAGCCATGAGGGCAGGCGTCACCCTGCTGGGGCAAGCTGGTGCTTGCTGTGTCAAGCACCCTGACAGCTGGCATAGCCTCGGCGGCGGTCGAGGTGGGGCTGGCGGCTGCTCCGTCATGCGGGCGCTGTTCCACCTCGGCTACCGGTGGCACGAGCGTGAGCGCAGGCGGCTGCTCGACCACGTGCAGGGCGTTGACGCGCCGCTCGATGGGCGGCAGGTCCATGACCAGGGCGCGCTCACCACGCCACTGACGGGCGGCCAGCGACAGGCCGAACCCGCGCCAGCCGGCCTCGATGTCGACCACGTACAGGTCGACGTGGGCGCTGCCTGGGCGCAGATTGATGATGAGGCCGTGGCGCTGGTCGACCTCGGGCATGGCCGTGCGCTCATCGGTGCTGCCGTTGGGGTCGGCGCCCTGCCAGTAGACCGCATCACCGTGCGCGTAGGCCGCCAGCTGCACCGCGATGGCGTGCCAGCCGTAGGTCAGGTCCCCCGTTTTCAGGTCCGCGATGAGCGGCAGGTCGAACCCTGGCACGGCCACGATGCGGTCGGCCGTGCCGGCCACGTGCTGGCGGTCGAGCACCACCGTGACCTCGACGGCCGGCTGGCCTGGCCACAGCTCGACCACGCTGATGCCCTCGCGGATCAGCGTGTTGACGTAGGCGCTCAGGTCGGCCTCGGTGTCGGGCGTCAGGCCCGTGACCGTGCGGTTGACGTCGACCAGCGCGGTGAGCGCGTGCAGGCTCGTGCCCTGCTCGGCGCGGTCGCTGGCGCCCCCGACCTTGGCGCACTCCTCGACCAGCGCCTTGGCCTGCGCCTTGGCCTCGCTGCTGGCGTACCACGGGTCGCCTGCGGTGGCCGCGATGAGCGTTTCCCAGCGTGAGCGCAGGCCCGGCCTGGCGTAGGCGCCGAGCATGCACATGGTGGCTTTCCAGGGCGCCAGGCCCCCGCCCTCGTCCAGGGCCTTGGCCACGGTGGTCACCCGCGTGTAGCCCATGGGCTCGGTGCCATCGGGCGGCACCACGAGCATGCGCCCCCAGCGGTCGCGGCGGTGGGCGTCCACGCCCATGTCGGCCAGGGTGGTCATGCGGGTTGCCTCCTCGGGCGGTCGTACAGCAGGCGGTCGATGAGCAGCACGAGCGCATAGAACGGCGCCGAGCTGTCGGTGGTCAGGCGCTCGGGCGGGCACGAGCACGTGCGGCAGTGACGTGGGCCGTGAGCGGTCATGGCGTGGCCGCCCACTGCAGGCGGGCCGACGCGGGCAGGTCGAGGTACGGCACCCGCGGGATGCGCAGGCGGTCGGCCTCGGCCATCTCGCGGTCAGCGCCCGTGCTCGGCCCAGGCAGGCGCACGATGCGGTCACAGCGCGCCAGCAGGTGCAGGTCGTAGGCGTACCAATGGTCGACCGGCTGCGGGTCGATGAGGTGCCACAGCAGCGTCAGGTGCGGCACCACGGGCACGTAGGGCGTGCGCTCGTACAGCGCCGTGGCCACCTTGACGGCGCGGTGCGTGTTGGCCACGGGGTCGTCGCGGGTGTACGGGCCAGCCACGTACAGCAGCGGCCGGCGCTCGGCGCTCATGCCGTGGCCTCGCGCCACAGCGTCGCCCACGCCTCGGGCGTCATGACCATGCGCCACGTGCCGCCCCTGATGCGCAGCATGGTCACGGCGTGCGTGGCGCCCGCGTTGCGGGCCTGGGCGTCGGCCTCGATGGGCTTGCGCACCACGCCTCGGGCCACCACGTCGGTGCCGCGGCTGACCACCTGCACCACGGTGTCGGGCACGCCATCGATGTCGCCCTGGTCGTCCAAGCGGCCGGCGCCGAGCTTGCGTCGCGCCGGCACACCGAGCAGGTCGTGCAGTAGCGCGGCGGCCTCGCGCTCGCCCTCGTCGCCCTTGCGCTTGCTGGCACCGGTCACGCGACAGCCAGCCAACCGATGAGCGTGATGACCACCAGGGCCATCAGCGCCCACGCCACGAGGTAGTCGAGGTCTGGCCTCATGGCACGAGGTCGCCCGAGCGCAGCAGCCGCTCGATCAGCTCGGCCGCGGTGTCGATGGGCATGACCACGCGCTCGCACGCGCTGCACACCTCGACGTCGAACGCACCGAGGCGGCGCGGCGCCGACCACCGGCAGCTGCAGACATGCTCGCCCGCCAGGTGCCACGCCCTGATGACCTCGGTGTCGCTCACGAGGCGTAGGCCTCGACGTCGGTGCGCCGAGCACGGCGCTCCTGGCCGACCCACGTGCTGGGGATGCGGCCGTCAGCGAGCAGGCGCTGCGCCGAGCGCTCGCTGATGTCGAACATGGCCGCGATGGCGCTGGCGTCCATGTCGTACACCAGGCCGGTGGCCTCCTCCTCGATGGCCAGGGCGCGCAGGCGGGCTTGGTGGTCGAGCAGGTCGGCCTCACGCACGCGCCGGCTGTTGCCGATGAGCTTGCTGGGCAGGTACCGCGGGTCGTCGGCCGGCAGGGCCATGCGCTTGTAGGTGGTCTGGCGGCTGACCCCCAGGGCCTTGACCACCTCCTCGATGCGCAGCCAGCGCGTGCCGTGCGGTGTCATGGTGGCCCCCTCGGTGGTGCGATTCGAACAGCGGCAGGGGCCACCGTAAGGCCACGCGAGCGCCCGAGTCAACGCCTGCGGCAGCGCGTCAACTACCGTCCAGGGCGGTGGCTGAGCAGGGGTGCTGTCGGGTAGGTGGTCGGTATGTCGCACCTCTTGAACACCTGTCAGCTAGGTTTCCACGCATGACGGATCACAACAGGCAGGCGGTAGCTCGAAAGGTTCGCGAGAGACGCGAACAGCTCGGGCTGTCGGTACGGCAAGCGGCTGCGCAGGCTGGCGTCACTCGGGCCACCTGGGCCGACGTCGAGGCCGGCAAGCGCGACCACATAAGAGTGCGCACGCTCGACTCAATCGACAGGGCGCTGCGATTCAGACCGGGCACCTTGGCCGACCTAATCGGCGTGACCACTGCAGACTCACCGAGCGGTGAGCGGCGCATCACGGTGGTGCTGGAGGTCAAGGCTGGCGATGAGGCCGAACACCTCAACGCACGCGAACAGCTCGTCAACTACGCCACGTCGCTCAGCAACTACGACGTGCAGCGCGTGCTCACGTACATTGACCGCTTGCCGCCACCGCCCGACATTGACCGATTCGTGCGTGAGGCAGTCGAGCGCACGCTGGCCGAGCTTCTAACAGCCAGCGGAAATCTCGACGCCATGCGAGACCTCATCGCAGCGCAGCCCCACGCTGCCAAATCCGCCCACAGAAAGGTGTCATAAACCCATGGCACGAAAGTCAGACAGCATGCCCCAGGAAGCCAGGTTCGCAGCCTGTCGCTCGATGGGGCACGAATGGCACCACCAGCCGCCCATCGGGATCGATGATGCCGAAACGGGCGGCTGGTCCAAGCCATTCGGTGGCACCAGCTCGGCCGTTGGCTTGGGCTCGGTCTGTTCCATGTGCGGCACCGAGCGGCTGCGTTGGGTCCTGCGCTCGGGCGAATATCTGCCATGGCGGTATCGCCATCCTGATGGCTACGCCACGCATGGCGATGAGCGCATGACGTTGAGCGAATGGCGCACCACGCACATCAGCACGCTGTTCCCTGACTTTCTTGCCAAGCCCAAGGCGCGCAAGCTGGCGGTGGCGTCATGAGCGCCGACGTGACCGTGGCGATTGTGAGCGACGGCGCGGTGCGTGCCTACCATCGCAATGGCGGCGCGCTGGCCCAGGTGGCACAGCTCGCTGTTGCGGCCGACGTCGACCCCGCGGCCATGGCAGCAGCCATGGCCGACCTGGGCGACATGCTCGGCTGGCACGGTGCGGGCGGCATCGGTCAGCCGGCCGGTGCCGCTGGTAGGGCGGCGGGCGCTCTGCCAGCGGCACCACCGGCCGAGCTGCCCGTGGCCCACCCCGTTGCCGCCCAGCCACCTCGACGTAAGCCCAAGGCGCGCAAACGGCTGACGCCCGTGCAGGTGCAGACCATCCGCGATGAGGTGCTGGCCGTCGTGCGTGGGAAACCTGGCATTCTGCGCAGCGAGGTCGCCCGCATCGTTGACGCTGACCCCGCGGTGGTCAAGCGGTGCACCGATTGGCTGCTGGCCCATGACGTCATCGACGCGGCCGTGGTGCCCGGCGTGCGGGCTCGTGGCCCTGGCGGTGGCCACGGGTTGTTTGCTCGAATGGTGCAACCTGACGCGCAGGTGTCGTAGCGTCCGTCAGCATGTCAATGCACGAGGGAGACCGCCAGCAGCCGCCCGCAGCTGGCAGACCGGAACGACCACCGAGGCGCCCGCCTGGCACGCTGGTGGTGTACCTCGACCCCGTGCACCTGACCCGCGTGCGCACGCTGGTGGTCCACATGGTCGACGCCATCGATGACCACCACGGGGGCGGCGGTGGTGACGGCCACCTGCTGCGCGGCACGCACGAGCTGCGCGCCGAGCTGGTCGAAACGCTCGACCGCCTCGATGAGGCCCGGCGCCGTGGCCAGCGTTGAACGTCGCGCTGTGCGTTGCGGCGGTCGTCGCGGTCACGGTGGCGTGCACCTGGCTGGGGTGCCGTGAGGTGGGCGACGTCGGCCTGCAGCGCATCAGCACGATGCCACCGCCTCGACGGCCGGCGCCGCCCGCTCGCGTGACCTGGCGCGACCTCGTGCCCAGCCTCGTGGTGCTCGTGCTGGCGGTGGTGGCGTGACCACGCTGCTGCTGCTCGTGGTGGTGGTCAGCACGTCGGTGGTCAGCTCGGTGCTGTTCATGCGCTCGACGCGCTCGTGGCGGCAGCTCACCGCTGAGCTGACCACTGAGCTGGTGTGCCTGCAGCGCGTCAACGATGCGCTGCTGCAGCGGCTGGCCGCGCTGCAGCCGTGCGAGGTCTGCGGCCGGCCGCTGGCCGAGGGCGACAGCGCCATGGTGCGCCTCGGGCCTGATGGCTACGACGTGGTGGCCCACGGGCTGTGCCTCGGGCCGATGCCCGGCCAGCGGCAGGGCTACTAGCTCTCGCGGGCCGTGTGCTGCTGGCGCAGCGGTGGGGATTTAAACCCCCGCGTCGCCCGGTTCGATCCCGGCACGGTCCACCACCACGCTGCCCACGATGGCCAGCGCGCCACCGCCGAGGTGGTCGAGCACGGCGCCGCGCAGGTCGCTGTCATCGCGGGCGGTCATCACGTCGATGGTGCGCCCGTCGCTGAGCAGAAACCTGACGCGCTGCTCGCGCCACGTGGCCACCAGCGCGCCGTCAGCCTCAACGATGAGCGGCCACCGCTCGCTGCCGGGCTTGGGCTTGCGCTCAGCCATGGCCGTGCATCAGCTTGCCGATGTCGCGCATGCGGTCGAGTACGACGTCAATGCCATCGGCGTAGCCCTGGTGGTACTCGCACAGGTGACCGCGCCAGGTGTCGGCCGAGCAGCAGCCGCCTGGCTGCAGCGCTTGCGACTCGGCCACCAGCACGTTGCGCCATGCCACCTCGGCGGCGGCGACCAGCTCGCTGATGGACGGCGGTTCCATATCACCGTCCCCATTTCGTCATCGCGGCATCGAGCGCCCGCTGTCGAGCGCGCTCGATCGCGTCGGGATCGGCCAGGGTTCGGCGAGCAGTCCGCCATGCCTCCATCGCGTCGTCGTAGTCGCTGAACGGCGGTCCATCAGCGCCCTCAGCCACGGCCGTGATCCGGGCACGCGGGGTCATTGCACTGGCCGGCCAGCATGTCGCTGAGGGCGCCGCTGCCACCGCAGGCCGAGCACGCGCCGACGCGCCCCAGCACGATGTCGAGCGTGGTGCCGCCACCGAGGCAGACCGCGCAGGCCTCATGCTCGATGGCAGCCGAGGGCGACGGCCAGACCTTGCGCTCGGTCTCGCTGGCCTGACCCCACTGCGGAAACAGGGCGCGCAACCGGGCCAGCGTTTTGCCGGTGGGCGCTGGCGCGGTGCGCCACCTGCCATCGCGGTGGCCCTCTGCCTCAGCCACGGCGCTCGACCTCCTCGGGCTTGCGCTCGTGGCGGTCGCGCTCGTCCAGCACCACCCGCGTGATGGCGCGGGCGGCCTTGGGCATCAGCCAGACCGCCAGCGCGATGACCACGGCCGCCAACAGCAGCAGGTTGTAGGCCCCCAGCGCGCTCATGCCGCCACCTCGCCCATCAGCTCATCGACCAGCGCGCCGGTGTCGACGTCGGTGGTGTCGTGCACGTACAGCCGCGTGACCAGCACGAGGTCGACGTGGCCCAGGAACGCGGCCACCTTGGTCAGGTTGCGCGTGGCCTCGTACAGCAGCGACCCCGCGGTGTGCCGCAGGCCGTGCGGGTTGACGTAGGCCACGCCCGAGCGCTCGCACGCCATGCGCAGCGACTGCTGCACGCCTCGACGGGCCAACGGCGTAGTGAGGGCGCGCCGCTTGGTGGCCTTGGTCGAGCAGACCAGCACGGCGTCGGGGTGCGCCTGGCGGTGCTCGTCCAGGGCGGCCATCAGCATGCGCGGCAGGTTGGTCAGCGTGCGCCGGCTGCTGCGGGTTTTCAGCTTGGGCGTGAGCGTGGCGTGCTCGGTGGCCTGCTGGCGCACCGTGATGGTGCGCTCCTCGATGTTGACGTCAGCCCACGCCAGGCCCAGCGCCTCACCGATGCGCAGGCCGGCGTGCAGCATCAGCAGGCAGGCCACGTGGGGGTCGGTGAGGTCGGCGCGCAGGTACTTGGTCAGCAGCACGGTGTCGGTGAGGTCGAGGAACCGCGGCGCCTCGCTGCCGGCCGCGTTGAACGTGGCCACCTTGACGCCGGCCAGCGGGTTGGCCGTGGCCTTGCCGTGGTCGACCGCCCACTGCAGCACGGGGTTGAGGGCCTTGCGCCAGGCGCCGATGGTCGAGGCCTTGATGCCGGCCGCGGCCATGCGCGACATGACCAGCTCGATGTCGTCGCGGGTGAGGTCGGCCACGGGCTTGTCACCAACCTCGACCACGAGGCGGTCGACGGCGCGGTGGTAGCGCACCACGGTGGCCTCGGCGCGCACGCCACGCCGGCTGACGAACAGCTCGACCAGGCCGCTGAGCATGGCCGTGCGGTCGGCCGCGGCGCCCGCCTGGGCGGCCTTGATCTGCGCGTCACGGGCAGCAGCGGCCAGCTTGCGGTTGGCGCCTCGGGCTTTCATCGGGCGGCCATTGATGCGGTACTGCCACAGCCACATGGGCTTGCCGTCAGGCCCGAGGCGGCCGGCCTCGGGCTTACAGCTGCCGGCTGTGATGTCGAGCGATGCGCTCATGTTGGGGTAGCTCCTGGGGTAGTTCCACGTCACCAGGCTGGCGTTGGGCTTGACAGCCGTATCAGGGCCGCTAGCGCATATGGCCAGGTAGTTGACGTGATGTCGGGGTGAGCGACCATCCTACCAGGGCGGCCCGTGCTACTTGTAGGAATGCGCTGTCAACCCCGTTGCCGCAGGTCAGGGGCCTACTCGTCCTCGCTGGGGTAGCCCGGTGGGGTAGTTCCAGGCGCTGGGGTAGCCCTGGGGTAGCGGCCCGAGGCCTGCAGCTGCCCCTCGATGCGGGCGACGCGCTCGCGCACCTTGACCACGGCGCGGGCCAGCCCGAACAGCACGCTGACCAGCGCGCCGATGAGCGCCAGGGCAAGGTCGGCGCGGTCCAGGCCGCGCCCCTACTGCGTGGCGGGCAGGGCTGAGCGTGGCGCCGAGGTGGCGGTGGTGGCCGGCGTGCGCCGCGGCGTGCTGGCTACGGTCGTCGTCGTGCCGGGCAGCGTGGTGCTCACCACGGTCGAGGTCGAGCTGTCAGGCGGCGGCGCCACGGTGGTGGTCGTCGTGCTCGGCGCCGTGGTCGTCGTGGTGGTGCTGCTCGATGGCGGCGGTGGCGGCGGCGGTGGTGGCGTGGTGGTCGTCGGTGGCACCGAGGTGGACGCCGGCACGGTGGTCGACGGATAGCACGAGGGCTCGTAGCACAGCACGCGCTGATTGCCGCGCACGGTCGCGCTGCCGCAGCCGGCCAGCACGAGCAGGCCGGCCGCGAGGGCGAGGGCGCGCACCGGTCAGTAGACCTTGATGGCGATGGCCACGGCGCAGACCGCGGTCACCACGTTGGCGATGGTGTTGAGGATGGGGTGGTAGGGCATGGCGCTCCTCGGTCGGTGGTCGTCGCTGGTCTCGTAGGTCATGGGGTTGCCTCCTAGGCGTGGGCGGTCAGTAGCGGCAGGGCGGTGCCGGCCACCACGGTGCCCTCGATGTCGGGCGTGACCATGGTGCGGCCGGCGTAGTCGGCGGGCGGCGGCGCGAACACCGAGGGGTCGGTCACGGTCACGCTCACCGCGCCACCGCCAACGGGGTGGGCTGCAGCAGCGAGGTGGCGGTGGGCGTCACCACGAGCGTGCCCTGCAGCACCGAGCGCGGCGCGGTCAGGCCCGTGAACGTGCCCACGAGCGACCAGCCGTAGGTCAGGCGTGGGCGCTGCACGACGTAGCGCGTGGGGTCGGGCGAGGGCGGCAGCTGGTCGACGTCGCTGACGATGCGGTCGGCCATCTCCAGCGACCACTGCGCCGCCTCATCGGTGTGCGGCACCAGCGTCAGCGTCAGCGCGTCGGGCGACAGGTCGGTGGGCACCTCCTGAGCGCGCCCGTATTCGTCGTGGTAGGCGGCCGTCACGGTGGCCCAGGGGTAGGGCTCGGCGCTGACCGTTTCCATGTCGCCGCGCACCAGTAGCTCAGGCTCCCACCACAGCCCGAGGCCGAGGCGCAGGCGCACGTTGGCGCCCTCGATGACCGTGCTGTGCACCAGCCACGGCGCGCCGCAGTAGTAGACCCACGCGCCGGCCACGAGGGCGTCAGCGCGCACGCGGGCGCCTGGGCGGTGGTAGCGCACGGCCGTGCCCAGCGTGGTGCCCGAGGCCACCACGAGGTCATGGTGGGGCGTGGTCATCACTTGGCCGCCAGCCGGCGCATCAGGTCGCTGTCGCTCGGGCTGAGCGGAAACGGGTGATTATCTGCGCCCTTGACGTAGCCGCGCATGTTGACGCCATCGCTGGCCTGCTCCTCGGTGATCTGCGTCGCGTAGCTCGCGAAATCAGTCACCCATGGCCACCCATCGGTGTCGCGCACTAGGTATTTCTCCACGTCATCACCTCCAGGTGGTGGGGTCGGGGTTGGTGTCGTGCCGCCAGCTCGGCGCTGTGCCTCGGCCACGGTGTCGGCCAGGCGCCAGCTGCCCGAGCTGTTGGTGGTCGAGGGCCGCCATAGCCCCTCGACCGCGGCGCCCGTCGCGGGGTCAATCTTGCGCGTCGGCGCCCAATCGACGTGCTGGCACAGCAGCGTCACGTCACCGCCGAGGTAGGCGCCGGCCAGCGCCTCGATGAGCGTGAACATGGCGTCGACCATCGGCGCGGGGTACGGCATGCCGGTGCCGGCGTTGCTCATCTCGATGCCGATGGCGCGGGTGTTCATGGTGTCGGCGCTGACCACGCGGCCGTTGCTCAGCGTCCACGGGCCGCCCTTGCCGTTGGTGTTGGTGGCGCCGGCTGCGCAGACATGCACCACGGCGTCACGCCCGAGCACGAGGTTGCACACGGGCTTATCGCTGCTACTAAACGTGCAGTAATGGGCATCCTGCGCGCCGTTGCCGGCGCTGGCCGTGTGGTGCAGCATGACGCACCACGGGCCGCCATCGGCGTAGCCCCCCGAGCTGCGGGCGCGTGTCTGCCAGCCGTCCAGCTCGACCACCGCCAGGCCGGCGCGGCGCAGCACGTCGGCCATGTCGGTGAGGTAGCGCCCGCTCATGTCGGTGTGCCCTCACGGCGCAGCCAGGCCAGCAGCGCGGCCATGATGGCCACGAGCACCAGCCGCTCGCCCGCGGTCAGGTCATCCCACCCCACGGTTTCGCGCTCGCGCTCACGGCGCAGCTCGTGCAGCCGGCGCGCCACCTGCTCGGGGTCGGCCACGTTGCCCTCGACATAGCTGTCATCGGCGCCGTCATCACCGAACACCGGCGCATCGCTCATGACGGCGCCCCCGGTGCGGTGGGCGACACCACGGGCGGCGCGTCCAGGGGCCAATGCGCCTGCACCGCGGCCTCGATGTTTTCGTCGGTGATGACCGCGGGGTCACCGCCAGGGTCGGGGTTGCCGGCCGCCAGCGCGCTCTCGTAGGCGGCCTCGTAGTCGACCGCGGTGGGGTACGCGAACACGGCCTCGATGGGCGCGCCACCACTGAGCACCTGGCCCCCGAACATGGTGTCACCGAACATGGGATTCGCGATGGCCTGCTGCCACGTCGAGGCGGTGATGCGGTCGATGAGGGCCTGGTCATTCGCGGCCTGATGGATGGTGGTAAGCGACATGGTGGTGCCTCCTAGGGGTATGACGTGATGCGGCCGGCCGACCACGTGGTGCGGTTGTCGAGACTCAGGTTCGGCACGTCACCGCCGACCGCGACGCGGATGAAATCACCGACTGACATGGGCTGAACCCACGCGAGGTTGACGCCCGCCCAGTTCTGGCTCGGCATCGCTGTGAACGCCGGGATCGCCTGATACGGCGTGCCCGGCGTGCTCGGGTTGAAGAACGCGAGCGACGCCTGCGCGACCTGCTGCGGTGCACCGCCGGTGCTGCTGTAGAACAGCGCGTTCAGCGTGATCACATACGTGCCCTCGACCAGGCAGCGCACGCCCCATGAGTCCTGCGCGCTCCAGTTCCGCCCCTGTTGCATGGTCATGTTGGCGTTGCCGCCAGACGTCGGCGCCGAGGCGACCCCGTGCGCCCATGACCGTGCGATCGGACGGACCCAGCCGTCAGCGGTCGTGCGCCACCAAACGGTGCCGGACAGCTCCGGCGACGTCGCGAGCTGACCGAATGGTGGCGTGGCAGCGCGCAGCGCGGCGTCGGTGGCATAGCGCTGCACCACGCGATCCTTGACCGCGTTACCCCACGTGCTTTCGATCAGCTCGCCCGCAGCGACGGCGCCAGGGTTGCCGGCGTTGTCGACCGCGGCGCGCAGGTCGGGCGTGAGCAGCTGGTCCATGCGGGCGATGAGCGACCGCAGCTCGCTCAGCTCGACGGCGTTGGCGTCAACGATGGTCATGGTGTTGGTGCTCCTGCTCGTGCCAGTAGTGCCTCGGCCTCGATGCGCAGCGCGGCGATGCTCGCCCACAGCGATCGGTCCCACCACCCTTGATCCCACCGGCCGCCCACGGCCTCGTAGGGCGCGGCCAGGTCGAGGTTGACCGCGGTCTCCCAGCGGTCGGCGGTCATATCGTGCACCACGCCGGTCACGAGGTGCACGGCGTCGAACACCAGCCCGCGGTCGTAGGCCAGCCGGCAGCGGTAGTGCGTGGGCTCGTAAGGGTCGGCCATGGTCATCACGTCCACCGCGGCGTCGCTCGTGCCGGCGTCGAGCGTCACGGCGCGCACCACCGGCGCGTTGGTGTGCCCGAGCACGCGCAGGGCGCGGTTGCCCAGGGTGGTCAGGTCGACGTCATCACGCGTCCACAGGTCGACGCGCTCGTGGGGCTCGATGCCGTAGAGCGTGATGCCATCGGTGTCATCGAACACCAGGGCGGTATCAGCGTCGCGGCCCATGATGGCGCGGGTGGCGATGTCGGCCCGTGCGAATGGCCGCTCCCACGAGACCGGGCAGACGTCGGTGGGCTCGACGTTGCCGATGGTGGCCTCATAGGGCGTGCCCGGTGGGAACGTCTGCCAGTCACGGGCGCGGAACACCACGAACCCCTCGCGGTCACCGAACACCGAACCCCCCGCGCTGTCGGCGGCGCGCCCGAGCAGGTCGGCCACCTGACCGTTGAGGGCGTCGGCCACGAGCGGCACCGATGAGGCGTCCAGGCGCGACCGATCGGTGGGCCACAGCGCCAGGTCGAGCACGGCCCGGATGCGCTGATTGGCGGTCTGCTCGGGCGAGTCAGGCTGCTCAGCGATGCGGGCGCGGTTGACGTCACCGAGGGCGTCCACGCATTGAAACGTGGCGCTGTCGGTCACGGTGGGGTCATAGGTGGGCGTCACGCTGTCGATGAACCCGCGCCACAGCACCACGCGCCCGAGCGCCACGTGGTCGACCCCGAACCTGATGGCGCGCCCTGGGCGCATGGTCAGCACCGAGGGGTCGCTGGTGGCCAGCGGGTCGGCCCAGCCGCTGGCGTTGCTCACCTCGATGGTGGCCACGCCGGGCACGAACCTGTCGGTGCTGCGGCGCCGGCCGTATTCGCAGCGGCACCGGAACGCCTCACAGCTGACGTCCAGCCACGAGGGCTCGGTGCTCGCCCAGCGCGCCGTCGTGCCGTCCCAGCGCGAGACATTCCAGCGACCGAGGCCCGTGGCCAGCCTGGTGTCGCCCACCCCGATCTGCAGCCACGGCGTGGCGCGCTCGGTGAATGTGAACCGCGGCAAGGTCATTCGCGCACGCCCGTGATGCGAATGGACGAACCCACCACGATGTCGACGGGGATGCGCGGCCGGCCGATGGCGCGCTGAATCTCGCCCGCGCTGGGGTAGTCGGCCAGGTAGGCATCGACGGGCACGCGGGGGCGCATGTTGCCGAGGCCACGAATCTCAGCAGCGGCGCCGGCCGTGTCGGCCTCGACGTGCACGGTGGGCTGAATCAGAGCGGCCAGGAACATGAGCAGCCGCATGGTGTACAGCGCGTTGGCGGTGTCGGAATCCACGGGCACCACCGGCCGCGTGTTGCGCGTGCGGCGCCGGAAATCCTCGGCCTCGCCCTCAGCGTCGCCCGTGTCCGCGTCCACCGGCGCCGTCACGGTGTCGCGCTCGGTCTCGCGCTTGAACCCTGCCACGTCGCCCTCGGCGCCCGAGGTGTCGGCCTCGGTGGGCATGGTCACGGGCTTGCCGGCGCGCAGCGCAGCGTCGGCCTCGCGCACCGCCTGGGGCGTGTTGGGCTTGGCCAGCTCGGCCGGAATCTCGACACCGGCGTCACCGAGCTGCGCCTGCACGAGCGTCTGCGCCTGGGCGCCCGTGATGGTGCCGGCGTCGAGCGCCAGGGCGATGCTCGCGGTGTAGGGCGTCTCACCTTTCAGGCCCGTGAGGATGGCCAGCTGCCGCTTGGCGTTCTCGATGTCTGACATTTCGATGGCCACCGCCACGGTGGCCTCGATGTTGTCCAGGCCGAGCAGCTTGGCCACCTCGTCGCGGGTGAGCTTGCCGCCCAGCTCGGCCGTCACGCGGTCCACGTAGCTGTTGGCCATGGCGGTGGCCGCCTCGGGGCCGCCCGCGCTGAACGCCTCGACCACCTTGCCCTGAATCTGCGGGCGCAGGCTGTCGATGCTGTCCAGCAGCTCGTCGGCCTTGACCGTGCCGAGCTTGATGTCCTTGCCGCTGATGCCCTTGGCCTTTTCGCTGAGGTCATCGATGGCGATGGTGATGTCACGCACCGAGGCCGCGGCGTCGAGCGGTGCGTTGCCGAGGTCGAACAGCGCGCTGAGCGCGTCGCCGCGGGTGCTCATCTGCGTGAACGTGCCCGCCAGCTCGGCCAGCGCGCCCTCGGCCTGCGTGGTCTTGACCGCCCACTCGTCCATGGCGGCGGCCAGCTCCTCGGCCGCTGCTCGCTGTTTCTCAGCCTCCTCGGTGCCCTTGGCGGTCTCCTCGGCCAGCTTGGCCTCGGCCTCGGCGGCGGCCTCGGTGCTGTCGGCGGCCTCGCTGCGGTACTCACCAGCCGCTCGGCCGGCCTCATTGGCCTTGGTCTGCACGTCGAACGACGTGCCGAACGCGGCATCGACAGCCTCCAGGTCGGCCAGCACCTCGTCGGCCTGCTCCTCGGTAAAGCCCATCTGCTCGCGGAAATCAGCCTTGGCCTGACGCGTGCCGTACAGCGCCACGCCTGCTTGGAACCGATCCCACATGGTGAGCGCGTCGGCCAGGTCGCCCTCACCGCTGCGGAACCCCTCGGTGACCTCATCCCACGTGATGCCCATGCGGCGCAGGGCGTCGACCACCTTGGGGGTCTTACTGCCCAGCTCCTCGAAAATCTTGGTGACGGCCGATTCGGCCACGTCGTCCAGGCCCTCGCCCAGCCTGCCGCCCGCCTCGGCCACGTCGAGCATGCTCGACACCGCGAGCTTGCTGGCCTCATTGATCTTGCGGCCCATCTCGCCGGCCTTGGCCGCGATGGACGTGAGCAGACCGACCACGATGCTGATGCCTGCGATGGGCAGCGACGCGAGGGCGAAGCTCTTGAACGCGGCGCCCATCGACTGCCCCGCGGCCTTGGCCGCGAACGCGGTGTCACTGAAATATTCAGCGAGCTGGCCGAGGGCCACGCCCGCGCTGCCGCTGACGCCGGTCAGCTCGCCCAGGTCCTGGCTGGCGTTGCCGACCATGTTGCTCACGGCGCTGTTGGCCTGGTCGGCGCCGTCAACGATCTTGCGCATGCCGGCGCCGGGGTCGCCCCCGCGGCCGGGCTCTAGCGGCAGGTCATTGAGCGCCTTGACCTTGGCCTCCATGGCCTCCAGGTCGCCGCGGGCCTGCGCCAGCTGCTCGACCTTGACGTCAACGGTGGCGTCCTCGCTGTCCAGCCGGCTGATGTCGTACAGCAGGTCCTTGATGTCCCGCTGGGCCTTGGCCATCTCGATGCCGACGACAATGCTGGCGTCCTCGGTGCTGAGGCGGTCGACCTTGGCGAACAGGTCGTCAAGGTCGCGCCCGCCCTTGACCTTGACCGGAACGGTGGCGCCCTCCTCCAGGGTGTCCAGCTGTTTCTGGTAGGCCGCGGTGTCGCGCTTGGCTTGGTCGAGCTTGGCCTTGATGTTGACAATGAGGTCCTCGGCGGTGGTGGCCACGGTCAGCTCACCTGCGCCTTGATGGCCCCGATGGCCGCCACCACGCCCGCGTCGAGCGCCTTGTCAGCGTGGCGCTCGGTGATGCGGAATCCCTGCCACCGGCTGCCCTTGGCCGAGCGCTTGTAGCCGCGTGGCGTGTCGAGCGCAGCGCGGCGCTGGCCTCGACGGCGCACGGGCTTGGCGTACAGCTTGCGGCGCACGCGCTTGCGGCGGCCCTTGTCAGCCAGCGCGTAGGTGCCACCGCTCAGCGTGAGCGTGGCGCGCTTGGGCTTGGCCACCACCTTGAACACCACGGGGCCGCCCTTGAACCCTGACATGCGCATGCCAGGCCCCAGGTAGCGCTCGGTGGCGTCCACCATGGCCTCGTGCATGGCGTCGGCGGCAGCGACCGCGGGGCGCGTGCCCTCGACCTCACGGCCCAGCAGCTCGATGGTGCGCACGAGGTCCACAGCTCAGGCGCTCACGTGGCGCGCCCTGCCGTCCAGCCCGTGCCGTCCCAATGCATTTCACCACCGACGCCGGCCGTGCTGCCCTGCACGTACTGGCCCGTGGTCCATGCGGTGTTAGGCGTGGCCACGATGGCGGCCGCGTCGGCGGCGGCCTCATTGGCCGGCGCCGTGCTGCCGGTGGGCGTCCAGGTGCCCGGCGTGCCGGCCGTGGCGCCAGTCGCGGGGCCTGCGCCGCCCACGACAATCTCGCTGACCGTGCTGTTGCCGAACATCACGTCGGGCTTGGTCTCGACGGGCAGCGACACCGTAAACGTGAGGTCGGCGCGGGCGTCACCGCCGAGGGCGCCGGCCACCAGGCGCACCTTGCCGATGGCCTTGGGCGGGTTGACCCCATCGAACCCCAGCATGAAATACGCCAGCTTGGTGTCGTGCTCGAACAGGTAGCGGCTGATGCTCGTGGCGGGGTCGGCGTTGGCATCCTGCAGGCCGTTGACGTCGAGCGTGTACGAGGTCACGCCCACGCTCGTGCGCGTCACCTCGGGGGCGCAGAACGTGGCCGGCGTGGTCTGCTGCGTGGTGTTGGGCGACGCGTTGAGGGCGCCGCTGGTCACCTGACAGCTGAAATCGATGCCGTCAGCGGTGGTGTAGTCGCCCCCGTCCACCTGGTCGACGGGCAGGCCACCAGGCGCCTGCCAGGCCGCGTCGTCGCCCTCGCCCACCAGCGTCAGGTAGAGCTTGCCGTTTTCGATTCGGAAGATATTTGCCATGGCTGTGCAGCTCCTCGGTCAGGTGCAGGCGGTCGACGTGCACAGCAGTGACGCGGTGTACGCGGGAATGTCGAGGCCGGCCACCTCGATGACGCCGGCCGTGATGGACTGCAGCCGGATGCCCACGCCCTCGGTGCGTGGCGGCTGCCAGAAACGCGCCAGCAGCAGGTCGGCCAGCTGGTCAAGCTCGCGCTGCGCGTCGTCGTCGCCCTGGCGGCGCCCGAGCGCGAACACGGGCACGGTGGTGGCGATGATGGCCGGCTGGTCGCCCTCGGCCACGTTGGGCCGCCCGACCACGAGCGCCGGCAGGTCGTCGGTGTTACCGGGCAGCCATTGGTGCACGGGCACGGGCGCGCCCTGCAGCAGGCCGGCCACGAGCGTGCGCATGGTGGTCACGCTCATGCCAGGCCGGCCTTGGCGTAGTCGACGTGGCGTTCCAGCAGCGCCTCGACGTCAGGGTCACGGGCCAGCACGCGGATGACGCCCAGGTCGCCCCAGCCGGCCACGCCCTCGGGGCTGTTGCGCCTGGCGTAGAGGCGGCTGGCAATGAGCAGGATGGCCTCGACCACCTCGGGGTGACGCCGGCCGTAGCCGCTGTCAGGCTCGACGTACACGCGGTCCTCGACCCACGCGGTGGCCACGTCCAGGCAGCGCGCCAGCGTGCCGTTGGCGTCATCGCCCTTGACGTGCAGGCGCGCCCGCAGCAGGTCGAGGTCGGCCTGGTCGCTCACGCCTCGGTGTCCTCGATGTCGTCGGCCTCGTCGTCGTCGCGGTGAGCGATGAACCCCTGCAGCCAGTCGATGAGCGTGACGCGGGGATGCTCTCGCGCCTGCTCCTCGGCCAGCACCTCGTCGGCCTCCTCGGGGTGGTCATCGACCCACGCCCGCACATCGGCCACGCTCATGGTGCCGACGTCCAGGGCGGTGGCCACGAATGGCACGCTGTTGGATTCCTGCGACCCGCGCCGCACCGTGAACATGACCGTGCCGGCAGCGGTGGGGTCGTAGCTGACCGTGAGCTGCGTGGCGCTCACGTAGGTGGTGGGCTGCGCCACCTGCTGAATCTCGACCACCGAGCTGGCGTCGAAATCCGTGCCCGTGACCGTGACCGTGATGGGGCCAGCCGCAGCGCTGCCCGTGTTGGGCGTCAGCGTGGTGATCTGCGGGTCAGGCCCCAGCCACAGCGAGGGCGGGTAGCTCTCGTCGTAGGGGCGGTCAACGATGCTCACGGGCAACCTCCTCGACCGCCAGGCCAGGCCGGTACGCGGCGGGCGTCGCGCCGACCTGGCCCGTGGCGGTCAACGTCGAGCACTACGCGAAATCCAGCTTCTGGACGGCGCCCGCGAATGGCGTCGGGCGGTACATGGCGGCCGAGGCCGCCACGGCCACCTGACGGCCGAGCACGCTGGGCTCGACGGCCTCCAGCACCGGGAAGCGGTGCAGGTAGCCCTCGACAGCATCGGGGCCACCGACGTACAGGCTGTCGTCGGTGATGGCCGAGGTGACCACCGGCGTGAGGCCGGCCACGCTGCCGGCAAACGTCGTCGCGCTGGCGGTGCCCGGCGCGTTGGCGGCGCCCAGGGTGGGGAACATCGGCCGGCCAGCGAGGTCGACCAGACCGCCGAGGCGCGCCCAGCCGAGCGGCCCCATGGCCAGCCACGCCGGCAGGCTGCCCGTGATGCCGTAGTAGGCGGCAGCCGCATCGTAGACCGCGGCCAGAATGTCGGCGGCCGTTGCGCCTGCACCGATGGGCACCGACGTGGCGCCGGTGCTCATGCCCACGAACGCAATGCCCTCGATGGCGTGCTCAAGGCGCGTGCGCAGCTGGTCCAGGATGATCTGCAGCGATTGCGGCATGAACGTGAGCAGCTGCTGGCTGATGTTGAGGTAGCCGCCCACCGTGTCGAGCGCCACCGGCGTGGTGGTCACGTTGAACGCCTTGCTGGCCAGCTCGCCCTTTTCGAGCGCCTGCACGCCCACGCCTGTCGCGAGGTTGGCGTCAACGATCTGCGGCCGGCTGAATCCGAACCCGTCGCTGGCCGGCACGTCGCGCATGCCGATGGCGTTGGCCAGCGGCATCGACGTGCGGTAGGGGTTGATGACCGGACCAACGGGCGACTGCACCACGAGGCCCCCGAGGTCGCCCGCCACCGGCGTGGTGTTGGCGGCCAGGGTGCCCATGTGCTCGGCCGCCCGCTTGTACACGCGGTGATACCGCTGCTTGGCCTGGGGGTCGCCCTGGTGCAGCACGTCCCACAGCAGCTGCCCGTCGCTGCGGTAGTGGAAATCGCTGCCGATGACGGCGCCGCTGCTGCCGAGGCCCGACAGCCGGCGCTGCGTGTCCTCGGCCAGGTCGAGGTCGGTGGTCAGCTTGGTGAGCTGGTCATTCCAGGCGCGCACGTGGGTCTGCGCGTCATCGATCGTTGCCATGTCCTGCTCGGTCAGGTCACGGCCCTCATCGGCCGCTTGCTGCGTCAGGTTTTCGATCAGCATGAGCTTGCTGTCACGCTTGTGCGTCAGCTGCTCTACGAGGCTGGTGGCCACAGCGGGCACCTCCTATGGGAAAGGGTCGGGGTTGCCGCTCCTCGTCCGTCGGTGTGCCGTGTCCGGTGGTCCAGCTATGCGGTATGGCGCTGGGGTGCCGGTGTCGGGGTGACCGCGCAGCCCTTGGCCTGGGCTGGTCGAATCGCTACGCGGACGGTACCACGGTCGACAGGGCGCGGGAAATAGCCTCCAGCGCCTCGACCGCGATGCGCCCGTTATTGAGGTCGCTGACCATGGACTCAAACAGCGCCGCGGTCAGCTCGACCGTGGCCGCCTTGCCCTGCGGCCACGTCACCACGTAGCCGCCACGAGCGTCACGCGAGACCACGGGCGGGCCGCCACCGTTGCGCTCGGGCAGCGGGCGGCCGTCGTCCAGGGCGGTGATGGTCACGAGCGCAGACCGTCGAGCATGGCGCGCACGCGGTCGAGGTTGGGCGTTTCGCTGGCCGGTGCGCCGTCGCCCGCTGAGCGCATCGACACCACGCCGGCCGAGGCGTAGGCGGGCACCTCGACCGCGGCCACGTGGTGAATGTTCACCTGGCGCCGGCTGACCAGGCGGCCCTCGACCACCGGCGCCACGTGGTCGCTGAATTGCACGCTCATGCCTCGATGCGAGGTCGACACCAGCTCACGCACCAGCTCGTAGTTACTGCGGTTGCGGTACAGCTGCAGGTGCGCATACGCGCCGTCGTCGCGCTCCTCCAGCGACAGCCCGTAGCCCAGCCGGCCGTCAATGCCCGGCGCGTCATGGCCGAGCTGGTACGTGATGAACCTGGGGTCGAGGCCGCGGCTGATGAGCTGGCGCAGGCGCATGGTGCAGCCGGGCAGGAACAGCTCGTCATAGTCGAATAGCTCGCCGTCCATCACCTCGCGGATATGCGCCGCGGTGCTGAACGGAAACAGCCGGCCGACCACTACGCCCTTGGCCTCGTCAACGTCGCTGACTTCCAGGCCGGCGCGCACGTGGCGGCCATCCTTGACGGGCGCCGGCACGCGGCCCTGCGGCTGTTCGTCGCTCATAGCTTGGCCCCCGTCATCTTCTCGGCATCGCCCTGCTGTGCATCGGCCGTGGGCGCCAGGCGCTCGGCGGTGCGTATCTCCTCGACCGACATGGCGCGCTCGCCCGTTGCCGGGTCAACGATGGCGTGCAGCGCGGTCCACGCGCTGACGCGCTCACCGAGCGGCGGCTGCGTGTAGCGGTCGGGGTTGAACTCAAGCGCGCTGCCCCGGGGCAGCAGCCACTGCGACCAGCTCGACGCGAGCACGTCGGCCAGCGGGCGCAGCGTGCTGCGCCAGTGATGCTCAAACAGACTCTCAGCGTTGGCGTAGACCAGCTGGCCGGCCTGGGCCACGTTCACGAGGTACGAGGGCACACCGAACGCGGCGCAGATTCGCTGCTCATCGAATTGCCGCAGCTCTAGCAGCGCCATGTCGCGGGGGCTGATGGTGACGGGCTGCAGGTCGAGGTCACCGCCGATGACGGCCGGCGCGCCGTCGCGGCGCCGGCCGGCCTCGACCCACCGGCGCTGCGCGGTCTCAGCCTGCTCGCGGCTGATGCTGCCGCGGCCTTTCAGCACCGCCCAGGGGATGCCGCCACGCGAGGCCAGGCCCCTGGCGTAGCTCTCCAGGGCGCTGGCGGTCTCCAGGCTGCGCCCAATCCACTCGATGGGGCTGATGCCCCTGATGCTGCCGGGCAGCGATTGGTAGCGCGTCACGTTGACGTCGGCGCTCGGTATCTCAGCGCCGGCCAGGGTGACCACGCGCTGGCCGTCGATGAACTCGATGTCGACCAGCTCGGGGTTGAGCGTGGTGAACCTGCCCACGGTGCCGTTGGCGTAGCGGCCGGTGCAATACAGGATGCACTCACCGCGCAGCAGCAGGCCGTTGACGGCGCTGTGCATGAAATCTGCCCAGCTGTCGAACAGCTCAGGCTCGGGGTTGTGCCGCCACTCGGGCAGCGTGAACGGCGCAATGCCCTTGACCCCGTACACCGGGAAGCTGCCGAGCTGGCGGCTGTTGAGGTCCACGCACGTCATGGCCGTGGACACGCGCCCGAGCATGCCGCTATGGCCGATGCTCGCGCCTGGCGTCATCCATGGCGTATCCCAGCCATCGGGCCAGCCATCCCAGGGCTGTGCGTGCCAGCCCATGACCGGCGCGCCGTGGGTCTCAGGGCCGACCGTGGTGGGCGTGTTGCCGTTGGGCGTGTGCGTGCGAGGGTCGACCTGCGGCACCTCGCTCGATGCGCGCTCGTGCCTGCGGTCGGTGACCACGAGGCCCGAGGGCAGCACCTCGGTGGTCATCAGGCCGGCGTGCGCTCGGGCTGGTCGGGCTGCTCGGGCTGGTCAGGCTCGACAGGCTGCAGGGGCGCGGGCTCCTCGGGGGTCATGCCCGCAATGGTGCCACAAGCGGCCGGATTAGTACACCATGGCACACCGAGCGGTCAACCGTGGGACCCCGTGATAGGCGTCTATCAGCGAGCGGTGCGCCGCTGCTCGGGCACGGGCTTGTCGGTGGGCTCGCTGGCCGTGACCACCACCTCGGTCACCTCGCCCGCGACCACCTGCACCGCGAGGCTGCCCGATACGTCGCCCGCGGGATTGCTGACCGTGACAGCGGCCGACCCCACGGGGCCGACAGCGACGGCCGTGCAGGTGTCGCCCTCGGGGAACACCTGCACGATGCTCTCGTCACTCGATGACCATTGTGCGTCGGCGGTGCTGATGTCGACAGGGTTGCCGTAGCGGTCCTCACCGCTGATGGTGAGCGTGACCTGTTGGTCGGCGGTGAGCTGCATGGTGACGGCCTCATTTCCACTGGCTGGCTGCCCGCCTGACGCGGGCAGCACCTCGATGCTCTTGGCGCGCACGGGGCCGATGTTCCAGCGCACCGGCGCGGGAAACGGTGTGACCACCGTGGTGGTCGAGACTTGATAACCCCACGGGGGCACCACCTCGACCACGAGGCCATGGTGCCACGAGCGGCGCGGTTAGTACACCACGGGCTCGGCCGGCCGCAGCCAGGGCTGTGCCCGCGCCCACGCCATGCGGGCGGCCATGGCGCCATCGATCCATGCGCCATCCTTGTGCACGCGGCGCAACACGGTGCCCTTGGGTCCGTCGCGGTGGCCCACGTTGCTGAAATGCTCGCGCAGCAGCTCGCTGCCGTCGTGCGTGAACGTGCCCTCAGCGATGGCCTGCCACAGCCCGTTAGTGGCGGTGGCCTCCTCGATGGGCGTGGTGCGCCATTCGACCATCGGCATGCCGCGGCGGTCCAGCTCGGCCGTCAGCGTCGGCCTGATGGTCGGGTAGTAGGCCACCTCAACGATGTTGTAGCGGTCGGCCGCCCGTTGCATGACCTCGACCACCTCGCTGTCGTCGGCCAGCTCGCCCGCCCACAGCAGGAACACCGCGCCGGTATCGAGCGCTGCGCCCACCACGGCCGTGCTGCGCCGGTACGTGCCGTCCAGGCCGATGACCACGGCCGTGCCGGCCTCGGGCGGTGGCGCCACGCGGCAGTCATCCCAGGCGCCGGCCGGCAGCCAGGCGTCAACGGCCACGGTCTGCAGCCACTGGCCGAGGCGGTACATGCGAAACCTGCGCATGAGCAACGCCTGCACGTGGGGTTTGGCGGCGCGCAGCTTGCCCACGTCGCGCTCGATGGCCTCGATGCCAAGGATGCCGGCGCCGAGCGCAGGGTTGGCCAGGTGCCACGTGCGTGGGTCGTAGGGGTCCGCGTCGAGCGGCGCGGCGTGCTCGACCAGCCGGTAATCGGCGCCACCGGCGTGCAGGTCGCGCACGGTGGCCAGGGCGCTGTCGATGCGGTTGCCCGGCGTGCCGATGCACAGCACCACGGCCTCGGCGCGCTTGCCCAGGCGGTCCTCGATGGCGGCCAGCGCCTCTAGGGGCACCTCCTCGCCCTCGTCCACCACGGCCACCGTGGGGTTGAGGCCCTGCAGCTTGGTGTCGTCGGCCGGCAGGGTCTGCAGCACCCCGTTGTTCCAGGCGCAGCGCACGCCGGGCTCGATGTTGCTGCGCCGAATGGTCAGGTGCTCGCCCAGCTCGGCGCTGCTCTCGACCATGGTGATGATGGGGTCAAGCAAGGTGCGGTTTGCCTGGCGCCCGTTGGTGGCCACGAGCGGCACCTGCGGCGCGTCGGGGTACGTGGCCACGGCCCACAGCCCGATGGCTGCAGCCAGCGTGCTCTTGGCGTTACCCGCAGGGATGCTCACAGCCCCCGCCTGGGCGCCCTCGGCCAGCAGGGTCTCGATGATGTCGAGCTGATACGGCGCGAATCGGATTCGTTGGCCAACATTGCGGCCCGATGGGATGCGAATATAGCGCTGACCCCAATTAATGAATGATCCCGCTCTACTCGCGCCCTTAAATACCCGCCAAGGGCTGCCAACGTCGGGGCGCATTAGCGGATATGTCCATGCATGCTCGGGTGCATATTCATGCATGCCCGCCTGGCGTCGAGCGGCTGTTTGCCCAGCGTAGGGGCCTCGGGGAGACGGTGGACC